GTGCTTGAAATCTCTGAGCGCCACGAGGACAATCTGCGAGAGATCTGCGAGCAGCCTGTCAGGTTCGGCGACGCGTTCCCAGGATCCATTCGCGCTAAGGTTAAGGAGGTGACCGAGTGACCCCTGAAGAGATCAAGCGGCTCTACGACAACGTTGTCAGGATCACACAGGTGACCTACGACGAGGAGACGTATCAGCGCATTAAGTTCATGATCGACGACCTGGGAGACATGCTGTTCATGTGCCCGGCGTCGGATCGAGACGACAGGAGCTTCGATGGGCCCGGCGGACTAATGGCTCACATGGTCTCGGTCACAAGCCACGCGCGGAAGCTGGCCCCGATTCTCGCGCCCGATGAGTCGCCGGAGTCCATCATCAAGGTCGCGCTCTTCCACGACATTGGCCGTGTGGGCGACCCGGCACCCGATCGGAGGATTCCGTACTACCTGCCCGAGACAGACTCATGGCGTAGAGACAAGCTCGGGAAAAACTACAAGTACAACGAGGCGCTGCCCAAGATGACCCACAGCGCGAGGTCGCTGTACGTCCTCAGCAACTACGGCATCAGCCTGTCAATGCACGAGTGGATCGCCATCCAGACTGCATACGGCTACGGCCTCGAGGAGAACCGCTTCTACATCGGCGACGATCGCCAGCTCACCCTTCTCCTCCAGACAGCGGTGAGGAGGGCCATGCTCGGATAGCTGTAATAGTTAGGAGCATGGCAAAGATCAAGACACCGCAGCGCAGGCAGCAGAACGACTACCCGTCCGGCAGGGGAACGGGCCTTCCCGCGGCAGGAGTTCACTCTCCTGACCGCCGCCTTGGGAAGCTTCCCATTCCTGCGAACATGTCTGGCTACCAGGGCAGCCCAAGCACGGCGGCTGACATGGGATTCTCTCGAATGATCCAGAGAGTCGCTGCGGGAAGCGAGGAGGTCCAGCGACAGATCGAGGCAGTGCCCGAGGTCAGCTGGCTGAAGAAGAACGCGTCGCGTCTTGAGGACATGGGACTCACGCCCCGTGTTGTGATGGAAATGTACATGGGCATCCTCGCCCACAAGCCGCGCAACGAGTTCGAGCGGCGCCTCATAAGGGAGTACAGGCAGAGGATCAACAGCACCGCCAGGCGGATTCGAGTCGTCACAGAGGCTGCGATGCTCATGCGTCCCCTCGAGGAGGCCATGGATCCCTCCAAGACGCTCGAGCAGAACATCATGAGCGCGCTGACGGGCGGCGGACTCGATGTCGAATCGATGGCGGGCGGCAAGACCTCTCGACAGCTCTTTTCTGACGAGCCTGAGGAGGACATTGACCTCACGCCCGAGGACATCCGGGGCATGGCTGCTGACTCGCCAGAGGTCTACCGGAACCCCGGCGTGATGAGCCCGGAGGGCGTTGAGGCGCTAGCCAGCGACGCTGACATGACTGCCAAGGTCATGAGCTGCCACAGCATGGCAGTCAAGGGGCTGCAGATCGCACTCGGAATCGCGGGCGTGTTTGATCCCACGGGGTTCTTTGACGCTTCGAACTTCGTGATCAACATGGTCTGCGGCAACTACTTCTACGCCATGCTCGACGCGATCTCGCTCATTCCCTACCTGGGGGACCTCGCGAAGGTGGGCTACCTCACGCGTTTCGCGAAGATCAGCGAGGCTGAGATTCAGGTGATCAAGAACTCGCCTGACATCACCTCCAAGGTCGCGGCCTCACGTGACATCTGGAAGAAGGCGCTGCAGGACGATCAGCTGGGTCCCATTGTTGCGGGCTTCCTCAAGAAAATCGACAAGACGCTGGGCGGCGCGTCGGGCATCGCGGCGCGCGTCAAGTCCACCGTTGAGACAGTGCTGTCTCGGGCGATCGAGAGCCTCAAGGCGAAGAGCGCGGGCGGAGGCGTGACAGGAGCGGCCCTCAAGTTCTTCCAGGGCAAGCTGTCAATTGACATCGCGAAGATCCTCGAGGCCGTCCAGAAGCGCCTGCCCGACCTGTACGATTTCATAAAGAGCACCTTCGCGTCCCGCAAAGCTCGGCAGTACACAGTGTCGGGCGCCGAGATCAAGCACTCCGGCGAGGAGATCCTCAGTCAGCTTCAGGCCGAGCAGGAAGGCGAGCGTCAGGCCGCCAAGACCTCGTCTGGCGTGGCTGATCGTCCGCAGTCCTATCCGATCTACGCAACCGGCGGAGAGACGGAGGGATTTGACGTCGACCTCGACGACGACGGGATCGCTGACGTCTTCGGCATTGGCGGCATGCCATCTCGCAGCATGTTTGGCAAGTACGGGGGATACGCTGGCAGCCCCCTCCAGGAGGCGAGGCGTAAGAAGAGCAAGAAGGCACCTGTCTCCAAGCTGAGCCTGACAAAGGCGATGAGCGGCGATGACAATGAGCTCGATGAGTTCTCGGCGGTCGGAACCGGAGCAATCGGCGGAGTCATCCTCCCGATGGGGATGCGCACGCCGGGCCGCAAGAAGGACCTCGAGGACCTCATGCCGGGGTACAAGTTCGTTCACAGAAAAGGTTGATAACCTTGTGAACATTTGAGCTAGGCGAGTTAGACTTGTTGTGCGCTTCGGCGCGTAACCCCAAGTAAGGAACAACAAGTCATGGCACTCGATCTGGAAGCAATCAAGCGTCGCATGGCCCAGCTCTCTGGGCAGAAGTTCAGCGCACAGTGGAAGCCCAAGGCGCCAAGCGAGCACTACGTTCGTCTCATCGCCCTTCCGAACAACGACGGTGAGCCCTGCGCCACCCGCATGTTCTACTACAACATCGGCAAGTTCCCCATCCTCGCGCCCACGCAGTTCGGCAAGCAGGATCCCGTCCAGGAGCTGATCACCAAGCTCCGCGAGGACGGCTCTCCTGAGTCCCGTGAGCTCGCCAAGAAGCTGTACCCCAAGCCCAAGCACTACGCGGCGGTCATCGTCCGCGGCGAGGAGGACAAGGGTGTCCAGCTCTGGGGCTTCAGCAAGGGCGTGTACCAGAGCATCCTCACGATCATGATGGACCCGGACTACGGCGACATCACGGACGTCGAGAAGGGGCACGACATCAAGGTCACCCTCACCCAGCAGCCCGGCAAGCAGTTCTGGGACACCTCCATCATGGCTCGTCCGAAGCCCACCGCGCTGTCCTCCAATCCGGATGACGTGAAGAAGTGGACGTCGAACATCCCGGATGTGGACTCCCTCAACCCGCTCAAGTCCTACGAGGAGCTTGAGAAGGTGCTGAATGACTGGCTGTCCGCTCCTGCCGAGGGCGCTGAGCCCGAGGAGAAGGTGACCGCTCGTCCTCCTGCTGCAGCTGGTAAGAAGCCGAGCGGCAAGTCCCTCGACGACGTGTTCGCGCAGATCGAGAACGAGGACTAGCCCATGAAGAAGAAGCCCGGTACACCGGGTGAGGCTGTCGGCGCCGCTGACGACTTCACCTCAGACCTGATCAAGTCGCTGAACAAAGAGCACGGCTCACGGATCGCGTACAACCTCGCGTCCGATGAGTCACCGACACACGTGAAGCGCTGGATCTCCACGGGCTCAACTCTTCTGGACTACATCGTCTCCAATCGCAGGGACGGCGGTCTTCCAGAGGGTCGCATTGTCGAGATCTTTGGGCCGCCGTCCATCGGCAAGTCGCACATCGCGCTGCAGATCTGCAAGTCCACCCAGCGAATGGGCGGAATTGTCGTCTACATCGACACTGAGAACGGCACCTCCGTGGAGAACCTGAAGCTCCTGGGAGTTGACGTCAACAAGGGGTTCGTGTACGTCGACACGCACTGCACGGAGGAGGTCTTCGAGGTCGCTGAAAAGACGATCATGAAGGCTAAGGCCATGGCGAAGGACGTGCCGATCACGATCATCTGGGACTCCGTCGCCGCCTCATCCCCGAAGGCGGAGCTCCTGGGCGAGTACGACAAGGAGACGGTCGGCCTGCAGGCCAGAGCGATCTCGAAGGGAATGCGCAAGATCACCGGCATCATCGGCGACCAGAGCATCCTCTTCGTGATCCTGAACCAGATCAGGTCCAAGATCGGCGTCATGCACGGCGATCCCACGACCACGCCGGGCGGAATGGCGATCCCATTCCACGCCTCTGTGCGGATCAAGCTCAGCTCCGGCATGCCAATCAAGAACAAGGCCGATGAGGTGATCGGCATCAACGTCATTGCCAAGACGATCAAGAACAAGGTCGCCGCTCCCTTCCGGAACGCGAACTTTGAGATCCACTTTGGCAAGGGCATCATTGAGCACGAGCACCTGTTCGACGTCCTTCGTGAGGCGGGAGAGAAGACCGTCGGCGACAACATCATCTGCGTCTCTGGCGACGGAGCGTGGAAGGTGTTCACGGTGACGGATTCGAAGCAGGGCAAGGTCATCCTCGAGAAGAAGTTCTACAAGGCGGACTTTGGAGAGCTGCTCAGCAGCCCCACCTACAGCCCGTACTTGCAGGACCTCATTGAGGCCACCATGGTCAAGAAGATGGGCGAGGTCGTGGAGTCAGACATTGACACCGACTCATACGAGGAGGTTCGGTCTGCCCTCATGGATATCGCTGAGGGCGATCTGAGCTAAGGAGGGCACATGCCCCCACACTCGGCAGCACTGGGGCCGTCAACTCTCCTGGTTGACGGCCTCAACCTTTTCATGCGGTCCTTCGCGGCCTTTCCAGCGATGACGTCCAACGGCCAGCAGGCTGGCGGCATCGTGGGGTTCATATCCTCCCTGGAGAAGCTCATACGCGAGGTGCTGCCAACGCAGGTCATCGTCGTGTGGGAGAGCGGAGGATCCTCCCGCAAGAGGGCGATCTTTCCCGACTACAAGATGAATCGTCGCCCTGAGAAGCTGAACCGCTTCTACGAGGACGACATTCCCGACACGGTCGAGAACAGGAACTGGCAGCTCGTCACCCTCACGAGGATCCTGCGTTGCCTTCCCATCTGTCAGGTCTACGTGCCAGACTGCGAGGCGGACGACGTCATCGGGTACATCAGCAGGTACCGCGTGGGCGAGAACAGGATCACGATCGCGTCCTCAGACAGGGACTTCTACCAGCTGCTGAGCGACAGGGTCCAGATCTTCTCAATCGGCTCGAAGAGATTTGTGACCCACCAGACACTGCACGCAGATATGGGCATCAGCGCTGTCAACTTCTGCCTGGCCAAGTGCGTCGCAGGTGATGACAGCGACAACATACCGGGAGTCAAGGGCGTCGGCTTCAAGACCCTCGCGCGGCGACTTCCCAAGTTCGGCGGAACTGACGACTACTCCATAGATGATCTGGTGACTGACTGTCGATCCGCAGGCTCCAAGGTCAGGGCGTTCGGGGAGATAGCTGCATCTGAGGACATCATCAGGAGGAACTGGCGCCTCTGCTACCTTGACGTGTCCAACATCGCAGGTACGCAGATCGAAAAGATAAACTCTATTTTGGACACCTACGAGCCCGTCAGGAACAAGTTTGAGGCCAAGCGTATACTGGCCCATGAGGGTCTTCCGGCTCTCGGAATCGACTCCCTCTCCTTCTCACTCAATTACGCGAGCGGTGGCAGATGACGCAAGGTGACGTCTTTGGCTCCTTCGGAAAGTACGGCAAGAGCTTCCAGGAGAAGATCTTTCAGGGACTTCTGACAGACAAGTCCTGGGCAATGCAGATGACCGAGGTGATGACGCCCGAGTTCTTCGAGCTCAAGTACCTGCGGTTCCTCACGGACCGCTACTTCCAGTACTTCCTCAAGTACAAGGACTTCCCCACCCTCAACCTCCTGATCACGATCGTGAAGGAGGACCTCAGCCAGGGCACGGACACAATCCTTCGGGACCAGATCGTCGAGTTCCTGCACAGGATGAAGACGAACCCCGACGTCTCTGACCAGCAGTACGTCAAGGACAAGTCTCTCGACTTCTGCAAGCGTCAGGCGTTCAAGGGCGCCCTCACGAAGGCTGTTGAGCTGATTGAGACTGAGCAGTTCGACGGGGTCGTCAACCTGATGAAGGAGGCGGTGTCAGCGGGCCTGCCCTCCTCGATCGGCCACGACTTCTTCAACGACATCGAGGCGCGATTCACACGCCAGCGTCGCTTCACCATCACGACGGGCATCAATCAGCTCGACCGAAAGGACGTCCTCAACGGCGGCCTCGGCAAGGGTGAGCTCGGCGTTGTTGTTGCTCCGACAGGCGTCGGCAAGAGCCACTACCTGGTCTCGATGGGCGCAGCCGCCCTGAAGCTTGGCTTCAACGTCGTGCACTACACCTTCGAGCTGTCTGAGACAGTGGTGGGCACCCGGTACGACTCCCACCTGTGTCGCATCTCCGCGACCGACGTGCCCGACTCCAGGGACATCGTCCTAGAGGAGTACTCGCGGATGCAGGACCTCGGCCGCCTGATCATCAAGGAGTATCCCACTGGCTCAGCGTCGATCACGACCCTGCGCAACCACATTGAGAAGCTCCTTCTCAAGGGCATCAAGCCCGACATCCTGATCATCGACTACGCCGACATCATGCGGTCCTCCAGGAAGTACGACTCCATGCGGCACGAGCTGAAGCTGATCTACGAGGAGCTTCGCGCGCTCGCGGTCGACTTCCAGGTCCCCATCTGGACAGCCTCCCAGGCGAACAGGGACGCGTCCAACTCTGAGGTCGTCGGCCTCGAGAACATGTCTGAGGCGTACGGCAAGGCGATGGTCGCGGACTTCATCTGCGCCATCTCCAGGAAGCCCAATGAGAAGCTGATGGGCGGTGCTCGTCTTCACGTCGCAAAGAATCGCGCAGGACGAGACGGGTTCGTCTTTCCCATTAGGATCGACACATCCCAATCGAGGATTGAGGTTATGGACGAGATCGCAGAGATGTCGCTCGAGGAAGTCAACCAGGGCGACTCCTCGTCCATGAAGGACCTGCTTCGCAAGAAGTGGAAGGAAGTTCAGGAAAGTAAGGAGTCAGTCTGATGTACACGCGTGAGCAGGTTCTCGAGGCATGCAGGACGTACTTTGACGGGGACGAGCTCGCTCCCGATGTGTTCATGAAGTACGCGCTTCGCGACGCGGACGACAACATTCTGGAGGTCAGTCCCGACCAGATGCACGATCGTCTCGCGCGCGAGTTCGCTCGAATCGAGGCGAAGTATCCGAATCCCATGAGCGAGGGCGAGATCCGCGATCTTCTTGCGAACTTCTCGCAGGTCGTGCCGCAGGGCTCTCCGATGTCCGGCATCGGCAACTCCTACCAGCTGCAGTCCCTCTCGAACTGCTTCGTGGTTGAGCAGCCTCACGACTCGTACGCGGGGATCCTCTACACCGATCAGGAGCAGGTCCAGATCATGAAGCGCCGTGGCGGTGTCGGTTTCGACATCTCCACCATTCGCCCGAAGGGTCAGCCGACCTCAAACGCGGCTCGGACGACAGACGGCATTGGCGTCTTCATGGAGCGCTTCTCCAACTCCTGTCGAGAGGTCGCTCAGGGAGGCCGCCGTGGCGCTCTCATGCTCACCATCGACTGTCGCCACCCAGAGATCGAGACCTTCATCGACATCAAGCGTGACCTGAAGAAGGTGACGGGCGCGAACATCTCAATCCGCTTCACCGACGAGTTCATGCGCGCGGTCGAGGGTGGAACGGAGTTCACGCTCCGCTGGCCTGTTGAGATGCCTGTCGCTGAGGCGCAGATCACCAAGGTGATCAACGCCAAGCAGATCTGGGACAAGTTCGTGGACGCAGCCTGGTCGTCTGCTGAGCCGGGCGCGCTCTTCTGGGACACCGTGGTCAACAACGGCATCGTTGACTGCTATCAGGACGTGGGCTACAAGACGATCAGCACCAATCCGTGCGGGGAGATCCCCCTCAGCCCGTACGACTCCTGCCGACTCATGGTGATTAACCTCACCTCTTTCGTCAAGAATCCCTTCACAAGCAGCGCTGAGTTCGACTTTGTTGAGTTCAAGCGCGTCGTCTACGCTGCGCAGCGGCTCATGGACGACCTGGTCGACCTCGAGGTTGAATGTGTGGATCGCATCCTCGACAAGATCGAGAATGATCCGCAGCCCGAGCACGTTAAGCGCACAGAGCGTGACCTCTGGACCAAGATCCGCAACGCAGGCATGAACGGCCGCAGGACAGGTCTCGGCATCACGGGTCTGGGCGATGCGCTGGCTGCTCTTAACCACAAGTACGGCTCTGACAGCTCGATCCACATGACCGAGACGATCTACAGCCATCTCGCAATGTGGTCTCACTACTCCTCGCTCGTGATGGCAAAAGAGCGTGGCGCCTTCCCTGTGTGGGACTACCAGAAGGAGAAGGACCACAAATACCTCAGCGGTATCATGACGGCGACCAACAGCGTCGAGCCTGAGACGCTCGACATGTGGAAGACGACAGGCCGACGCAACATCGCCCTCACCACCACCGCTCCGGTCGGGTCTGTCTCCTGTCTCACGCAGACAACGTCTGGCATTGAGCCCGCGTTCCTCCTGTCCTACAAGCGCAGGAAGAAGATCACGTCGGGCGACCTGAACTCCCGCGTGGACTTCGTCGATCAGATGGGAGACAAGTGGCAGGAGTACACCGTCTACCACCACTGGTTCAAGAAGTGGATGGACGTCACAGGCAAGACTGACCCGCAGGAGAGCCCGTACTGGGGCGGCACCGCGAACGACATTGACTGGGTCAAGTCTGTCGACATTCAGGCTGCAGCGCAGAAGTGGATCGACCACTCCATCTCCAAGACCTGCAACCTCCCCAACAGCGCGACAAGAGAGACGGTCAACGACGTCTACATGCGCGCCTGGAAGACGGGTTGCAAGGGCTTCACAGTCTATCGCGACGGGTGCCGCACGGGTGTTCTGGTCGCCACCGAGGAGCCCAAGAAGGAGGCCAAGCGGACTGAGGACGGGCGCCTCCTGCCCAAGCGCAAGAAGTCTCTGCCCTGCGACATTCATCGCGCCAACATCAGGCACGGTGACATCACTGAGTCGTGGCTTGTCCTCGTCGGGCTGAACGATGGGAGGCCGTACGAGGTCTTCTGCGGGATTCCTGAGAACATCGAGATCCCCAAGAAGTACAAGTCAGGCACTCTCGTCAAGAATGGCAAGCGCGACGGTGTGACCACCTACAACCTGCAGGTTCCAGTTGGCGACGATGAGAGCCTTGTCTTCAAGGACATCATCAACCTGTTCGACAACCCGAGGCAGGGCGCTTTCACGCGCACGATCTCGCTCGCACTTCGTCACGAGGTCCCTCTCCAGTACGTCGTGGAGCAGCTGCAGAAGGACAAGGAGAGCGACATGTTCTCCTTCTCGCGAGTCATCGCCCGTGTCCTCAAGGGATACATCCCAGACGGAACAAAGAGCGGAGACGAGAAGCAGTGCGCTGAGTGTGGATCCGACCAGGTCTTCTATCAGGAGGGCTGCATCTCCTGCAAGAGCTGCGGCTGGTCCAAGTGCAAGTAGCACCAACTTAGGTGACACATTGAGTAGCAAGCTTGAGCTCTTTCTGAAGGTGATCGCGTGGCGCGTCTTCTCGATGTGCTACGCCTTCTTCATCGCTCTTGCCTTCACGCACAAGGCGTCTGAGTCCTTTGGCATCGTCTTTGTGACCGGAGTGACGCTCGTCTTTGTGCAGTGGATCTTCGAGGTTTTCTGGGACCGTCAAATCAGAGGAAGGCTGGGCAATGTCATTTCAGGACAACACAGTGGAATTGATCGGGTGGTACGGTGGCGACGAGACGCA